GATACAGCTATGACTTACACAGCTTTTGATCTTCACAAAAAGTTAACTGAATCAGAGGGTTTTGACCCAACGAGTGATGAGTATTATTCTGAAATAGATAAAAGAATAAGACTTGAATTTCCGCACAAATTTGGTAATACTAATAGTTCGGGAGAAAATACACGACCTGCTCCGGTACAAACAGTAGCTTCGGCGAAGCGAAGTACCAAATCTGGTCGCAAAACTGTGAGGCTCACACCATCACAGGTTACTATCGCCAAAAAATTAGGTGTGCCACTCGAAGAGTATGCGAAACAATTAAATATCACGAAGGAGGGATAAGCATATGGAAAATACAATAGATAAGAAGACCTCACGTGCGAGTCAAACTAGAGAAAAAACAGCTCATAAAAAAGTTTGGACTCCACCATCACCTTTAGATTCACCACCTGCTCCATCAGGTTTTAAACATAGATGGATTAGAGCTGAGTCAATGGGATTTCAAGATACGAAAAATGTATCTGCCTCGTTAAGAGAAGGATACGAATTAGTTCGTGCCGATGAATACCCAGATTCACAATTTCCAGTCATTGAAGACGGGAAATATTCAGGAGTGATCGGAGTTGGCGGCCTACTGCTCGCTAGGATACCGGAAGAGATTATTAAGCAGAGACAAGAATATTATGCTTCACAGCATAATGAGAAGGTCAAAGCAATGGATAATGATCTGATGAAGGAAGAGCACCCAAGTATGCCTATCGATATTGATAGACAGACTCGTGTAACTTTTGGTGGCTCAAAGAAATCTTAAAAAATTTCCTAACCATTAAAGTTCATTTAACCCGTACTGGAGGCCCGCAAGGGCAGGTACATTTATAAGGAGGCCTCTATGGCAAATAAAAACGAACCTTTCGGTCTAAGAGCGATCGGAAAAGTTGGTCAAAATAGAGACAACCAAGGTTTAAGTGAATATAGTATTGCAAATAACTATGCGACTACTATTTATTTTCAAGACGCTGTAAAACCAGTTGCTGGCGGAGTTATCGAACAAGCCGCAGCCGGAGACAGATTACTTGGATCACTTAATGGTGTTTTCTACACAGACCCAAATACAAGTAAGCCTACGTTTGCTAATCATTATGCTCAAGTTGCAGCATCTGATATAGTAGCATTCGTAAGTGATGACCCTTATGAAAGATTCGAAATCCAAACTGATATATCAACTGCTTCAGCGCAGACTGATGTATTCATGAATGCGGATATCGTTGTTTCAGCAGGTGTTGCAGCAAACTTTGTGTCTAACTCAATGTTAGATGATGGTACGCTATCAACAACAAGTGGTCAGTTAAAAATCATAGGTCCATCAACTAACATAGACAATAGCGATATTGCATCTGGTTATGTTAATTGGGTAGTGATGATTAACGAACATATATACAACAGCGCTACAGACGGCGTATAATAGTTAGAATAGGAGATAAAAAATGGCTATATCACGAGGACAACTAGTTAAAGAACTAGAACCAGGCCTGAATGCACTATTCGGACTGGAATATAAACGTTATGAGAATCAGCATGCTGAGATCTACACAACAGAAACTTCAGACAGAGCGTTTGAAGAAGAAGTTATGTTATCTGGTTTTGCTAATGCTGCAGTTAAACCTGAAGGTTCTGGCGTAACTTTTGACAATGCTCAAGAGACTTACACAGCTAGATACACTATGGAAACTGTTGCGCTTGCGTTCGCAATCACTGAAGAAGCGATTGAGGACAACTTGTATGACAGACTTGCGTCTAGATATACAAAAGCGCTAGCTAGATCTATGGCGAATACTAAACAAATCAAATCAGTAAATCCACTGATCAATGGTTTCGGAGGTGGTTTCACTTCTGGAGATGGTGTACAATTATTTAGTACAGCTCACCCAACGATCGCTGGAACTGTGTCAAACACTTTGGCTACACAGGCTGACCTTAACGAAACTTCATTGGAGCAGTCTTTAATCGACATCGCTGCAATGACTGACGAAAGAGGTCTTAAAATTGCTGCTAGAGGAATGAAAATGATCGTTCCTTCTGAGCTTCAATTCCAAGCTGAAAGACTTATGAAGTCTCAAGGTAGAACTGGCACTGCTGATAACGATATCAATGCAATCGTTTCTATGGGAATGGTTCCTCAAGGTTACAGAGTGAACAATTTCTTAACTGATCCTAATGCGTACTTCTTCATTACTGATGTTCCTAACGGAATGAAGTATTTTGAAAGAACACCTATTAGAACAGCAATGGAAGGTGATTTTGATACTGGAAACGTAAGATACAAAGCTAGAGAAAGATACAGATTCGGTGTATCTGACTATAGAGGTATCTTCGGATCTTCAGGAGCAAGTTAATCGTAATTTTTTGTGGCGGGACATAGTCTCGCCACAATTCTATGAAAGAAAGAATAATGGTAAAATTTCTAGTAAATATCTGGGCGTATGATCATTACGCTAAATTTAATGTTGTAGCTGATGATAACCCAGCCTCACTAGAACAGGCTATACTTGACAAGTTGGGAGAAAAAAGTATAGTTTGGGAAAATCTTGGAAACTCTTATAGTGACAAGATAAATAGAATAACTTATGAGGAAGTTATCGATGGAAAAAATGATGCAACACTTAAACGACCTTTACAAGCAAAAGAGGGGTCTGGACTTACAGTGGGAGCAAGAGCATCTTAACGAGGGTAGATATACTCTCAATATGGTTAAAATAGACCGAAAAGTTCGAGATGTTTTAAGTCATATTAAGATGGCAGAAGCGCAAAGAGAACACATGCGTAATAAAGTTGAAGACTCTGCTCCAAAAGTTTCCGTAGCTACTTAAAAAAAAGCTACATCGTTGGAAAAATCCACTCCACACTGCAGGATCTCTTGCACTCTACTCAAAACTAGTATATAAAAAAACCACTGTATAATTTAATTAGTTTACATAGACGCGTACAGTCGACGGCCTAGAGACTATGTAGACGGAAACTAGGAGAATAATACTATGGCAAATACAACCTTTTCAGGACCGGTCATTTCTAAAAATGGCTTTATAACTACAGGCCCTGGAGCAACAAAAACAATTAATTCTACTGGCTTAGGTGCTAGCGGTTTAGCTTTAACTGTTAACGACCATGCTGGAAGAATTTTAATTTCACAAGACGCAGATGGTATCTATGCATTACCTTCAATTAACGCTAGCGCTAATGGAGCAACTGCAGGAGCAACTGATTACAACAACCCAAACAACATTGGTGCAAGTTTCTACTTTTATGTAGATACATTAGCAACTGATGTTCAAATCGTAACTGACGGAACTGACAAGTTCACAGGTGCAGCTATGATCGCAGTGGATGATGGAGCTAAAAAAGCTTTCTTCCCTGCTGCATCTAATGATGTTCTTTCTATGAATGGAACAACTACAGGTGGGATCGTTGGATCTGTAATTCAAGTTACAGCGTTAGAAACTGCTCAATACTTGGTGCACAATACTTTGATTTTAGGATCAGGATCTATTGTTACACCATTTAGCGATACGTAATAAATAATTAGTGTGGGGCTTCGGCCCCACATATAAATTTTAAGGAGAAAAATTATGTCAACATTCGGATCAGCAATTGATGGAGTTGCAACTAACGTAACTACTGAAACTAAGACTGTTCAGACTGGAAGAACTAGAGTATATGGAGTTCATATATCTGGTCCTAACGCAGCTGGAGTTTTAGAGCTTAAAGATGGTGGAGCAAGTGGAACATCAAAAGTAAAATTAAATAAGGGTGCTCATATTCATGATATGACAGTTAATTTCCCTGTACCAATTTTATTTAAAACAGATGTTTACTCTGGATTTACTACTGAACAGATTACAGCTATAACTGTTTTTCATAGCGGCGGAAGTAACTCGTAGGAGGCACCTTGGCTTTTTCAGGCACAACTACATTCGAGAAAACATTCTCGATCGATGATATTATAACTGAAGCTTTTGAAAGATTAGGTTTTTTTGATTACTCAGGTAATGACCTGCGTTCAGCTAGAAGATCATTAAACATAATGCTTCAAGAATGGGACAATAGAGGTATTCATTTTTGGCAAGTTAGAGAACACGCTTTTAGTTTAGTCAATGGTCAAAACGAATATGTAATTTTTAGATCACCAAGTGATGGTACTTCTGATGGAATTACAACTACTTTAACCTCTGCAATAAATGCCACTGCTTTAACTATTCCAGTTGCTTCTGTGGCCCAGATGCCTGACTCTGGAAAAATAAAAATCAATAATGAAATAATGCAGTATAGCTCTATCTCAGGTAATAATTTAATTTTATCAGCGGTTACAGATAGAGGAATAGACAGCACAACTGCTGCTTCTCATGCACAAAACGATTCAGTAAATAATTTTGTTAACATGGCTTCAGATCTTTTAGAATCTAGCTACAGGACTTCTGCTAACGTAGATTCACCTTTATCAAAAGTAAACAGATCACAATATTCAGCTTTTTCAAATAAAACAGCAACAGGTCAACCTTCTCAATATTGGGTTCAAAGATTTATAAATAGAGTATCCGTTACTTTATACTTAACTCCAGGTTCTGATCAAGTTGGTGACTTTATGTATTTTTACTACATACAAAGATTACAGGATGCAGGAGCTTATACAAATGAAGCAGATGTAGTTAATAGATTTGTACCTTGTATGTGTGCAGGTTTAGCTTACTATATATCTCAAAAGAAAGCGCCTCAAAGAACACAAGAAATGAAAATGTTATACGAAGATGAATTATTAAGAGCATTACAAGAAGATGGTTCTTCTTCAAGTGTTTACATATCACCTAAAACTTATTATCCGGAGATCTAATGGCAAAGTTTGCAAAAGGGAAACACGCTTTAGCAATCTCTGATCGAAGCG